CTTCGTGTATTTCTGGTCGAGGGCTGCAACGCTTTGCTGTCGGCGCTGCATGTCGTTGATGGTTTCCTGTCGCGTTTCCGCCAGGCTGGCTGCTTCGGTATATTTGCTGTGATAATGCCCGGCCACCAAACCAAACAGGACGATGCAGGCACAAAGCAGGAAACACAGCATCGACCGCCAGTTATTTGCCAGCCAGTTCATCAGCGCTCTCCGCCAGACACATTGACCGTTCCATATCGCGACGATTCATCAGCCCACGCCATTTCTGGCCACCTGCATAAATCCAGCGGCGCAACTCTTCACAGGCACCGTCCACATCACCGGCGTTGAGTTTCCGTAAAAGCGATGATTTTGAAAACGCGTTTGTGCCGACGTTATAGGTAAAGCTGTAAAGCGCAGCGCGCTGATACTCGCCCAGCGGAATTTTTACCATTGAATCGACCGACTTCTTAACCGGCTGCAGGTCATTCCAGAGCAGGCGATCGCACTCCCGGTCGGTGTACTTCTTGCCCTTAATGATGTCGGTGCCGGTGTGGCCATCACAGACTGTGGTCACTCCAGCCACATCTTTGTAAGGCTCGTATACGCGCCCTTCCACGCCATCCTTTCCACCGAGGAATACTGTGGCGATAAGCATGGCTCCGCCGCCCGCAGCAGCGATAAGCTTGTTGCGCAGGCTGTTTGACATAGCCATGGATTAACCCTCAGTAATATCTGGTGCGGTGGGCCAGCGTTGAAGCGCCTTAATCTGCGCCAGCGTGGCCTTGCGTTTGTAGTACCAGTTGATGCCAAGCGTGAACAGCGCCACCAGAATACCGGCCAGCACGCCTACAGCACTCCACTCGTCGGGGCTAAGCCGGGTCAGGAGACCATTGGCAATCGTCCCGGCAGATGCGCCATAAGCAGCGCCTGATGCCAGTTTGCTCATATCAATACTCATATCACCTCCGTGATTACGGTCGGTGCTGTCGGTAGTCGGAGAAAAAGCACGCCACCCCATACACACAGGAGGAAATCCAGAAACCCGGAGTGGCGTGAAAACGAAAAAAGGCCGCTCTGATGGCGACCTTTAATAATTGGTGGATTGCAGAAACGAAGAAGCCCCAAGTCGTTAAACCCAGGGCTTAAATTCGTTAACGAAGGCAGAAATCCCATCGTTGGAGCCAAATTACCACAGTTTCCGGAAAAGTAAATAGCCCGCGATAATTTAACGAGCTATTTACCTTTTTTATGCTGTTACTTTCGATAAGGCGTGATTTGCCCAAGCCTCTTCCATCTCTAATTTAGTTATCAGAGCATCATAGAATGGCTTAACACTCTTCTCCCAGGTTGCTACAGAGACCAGCTCTCCTTCGCAAAAAGCGGCCCGATATGCTTCAGTCGAAGGGATGCGCTCATAGCCTCTCCCTGAGCAACGCTTGCAGTCACCCATTACCGGTACGCCCTGCGCCTCTGTCTGTTTGCGATCGAGCGCACGCCCCCGGCCAGAACAGTCGTTACATGATGCTGATACTACTCCGCGACCCTCGCAGGGTTTGCAGCACACCCGCACCACTTCGCGCACGTTCCGCTTTATGCCGCCCGCCAGTGGTGACTTCATTGTGAAAACTTCAGCATCAATGAAGCCTGAGCCCGAACAGCATTCGCATGTCTTCACGCTTGCCGCGCTGCGGCAATAATCCAGATAAGCGTATGTTGCGAGCACTTGCATTACGGCTGGTTTATTATCACTTCCCAGCTTACGAAGGGCTGCAACCCTGTCGCAGGTTTTAAGTGCATGCTGAGTTAATAAGGTGATCGCCCGATCGCTGTCATGTTTACTGATTCCCATCTTGCCCAGGAACGCGCTGTATCCCATTTCAGCGCGGCTCTGAGCCATACCCATTGCCGCCATTACATCAGTACCCGTCAGGGATTCTGAGGCTGTGGCCGGGGTGGTTGCCGTGTAGTTTGGAGATTTTGGTGAGTGGAATTTAATGGCACTTTCAAGGTTCATGCTGTCTCCTGTCTTGTTTTTATCAGCTCTCTGGTCTTCTGCCGGTAATCCGCTGCCAGCCCCTGCAACTCCTCGCGCGTCCACTTTTTCAGCTCATGCGCGCCCATCAGGCGATCGAAAGCGGGCTGCCCAATCTTCGCGATAAGCTGCGGCCTGTACTCGCCGATATTCCCGGACAGGTACGAATTACAGTGCTCACACTGGAGGTGGCAGTTGGTTTCGTCGTAACGGGTTTCTTTGCTGGCACCTACCGTGCGGTAGTGACCGGCGTTCATCTTCGCGCCTGTATTGCGGCCACAGCTGATGCACGGCTGTCCGAAATCGCGGGTGCGTATGTATTCGTTGAATGCTGACTGGGCTTGTCTGTGGAAGTAACTGAGGGGCTTTACTGCTAACTTGCGGATTTTGATGCTGCGCCTTTCCTGCTGGGCTTCGTCCTTTTGCCGTCGTTCTGCTTCCTGTATAGCCCTGTGCCGGTCTTTCTCCCTTTTCGCCAGCGCTATTACAGTTCCGCAATCCGGGCTGCACCACGTTTGATTCTGGAAGCCTGGGTGAAACCATTCGCGACATGCCGGGTTCTTACACCTTCGCCTGACCTTTCTCATCGCCCCCTCCGTACATTCTGCAATCTGGCTCGGGCATCAGCTCTGCCACGCACTCGCCGCAGCAATACGTCTCGGCAGCGGTAAGGGATACTCCACAGAACACGCACACCAAAGCAGATAGCTCGCCAGCGCCAGTGGGCTGACTTGATTGGACTGTGCCGCTCGGCCTCTTCGTACATGTTGTCGAGTTCACACGGCTCACAGTTGGCTCCGTAGAAGTGTTTGTCCTCGGTTGTGAGGATGATGTGACAGCGGCAACAGCGATCAGCCCCAGACGCGACTTTCATAAGTCCTGTCCCTCCTCGGTTCGCGGTTTTCTTCGGGTAGTAGCGCGCTGACCAGCCAGAGACGAGGATCTGCCGCGAGGGTCTTTTGGGTTTGAATGTTGCGGGCGGTATAGCTGGAGATGAGGCTTGCGGCGGTTTCGGAATCAAGTGGTTCGTGAGTGAACCAGGTCATGTGCATGTGTTACTCCCAAAGCGACTTGCCCATTCTGCTGCGCGGGCTGATTCATCGCTGAACTGAACGTTATTTTCTGCGCCAAAAGCATGGATGAGCGTGATTAAATCCCTCATCTCGCAGACGCGCATTTTGCTGGTTGATTTGCCAAGGACTACAAAGCCGCCGTCGATACCGGGCACCGTTTCCTGCCTGTTCAGCGCTGCGCTGAATACGTGCTTCCACGATTCGCTGTCCAGTTTCTTTCCGTACCAGATAACCTGACTCGAAACGTCACGCAGGCACGCCCAAAGCATGCGGTTTTGCGCAAGGCTGCGGGTATCTTCCTGGATGGTTACTTGCAGAGGCTTTTCGGGGCTGGCGGGAAGTTGCTGGATGGTGGCAATGCAGTTCTGGCGAATCTTGCTGTTCCTGAGCAGGAACGTTTGTTTCTCCACTGGCTACCTCCCGGCGGCTGTCTCCGCGATTTGCTTGAGGTGATATTCAGCCTTTGCGATCACTTCGCTGATAACCAGGTGACTGTGGCCGCCTAATGTCAGAACCCGCAACAGCACAAGCGCGTCGTGTACCTGCCTGTGGTGATCGGGGCGTTTTAATGGGATTACGTTGTTCATGAATTATCCTGATTGCTGTTTAAAGTTTGATTGGCTAGTTCGTCCATGGTGGCGATCGCTTCCACGGCCAGCATTTGAATAGCGCTAAGACTTTCTGCTGATGCTTCGCGCTTTCGGGCAATGTCGATGATTGCCAGCGTCAGATTGCGCGCCTGCTTCAGCGCCGGTTCTTTGATGACCATCTGAATAACCTGCGTCATGCCGCTCCTGATTCCAGACCTGACTGCCAGAAGAAAAATGCCCGGTTCACAACCTCAGAGGCATAGCCCAGATAAGTGCGGGTCAGGTCGTGCCTGTCGCCGTACATGCTGCGGTAGAGCCGTTCAAACCGGCTGCGCTGTGCGTCACTCATGATGCCCTCCGTTTCATGCCGAACCGGCGGCGAATCTCCGCGATTTTGTCCAGCCCTTTTTCATTGCTGAGCGGGAGGTGCAGGTGCGGAATCTGCCTGCGCGGTGGAGGAATGACCTCACCCGACTCAATGCGTCGCGCCATCTTGCGCAGCTCATCGGCCAGGCGCTTACGGCACTCGGCGTCGGACAGGTTGAACGATCGCATCTGATTGAAGACCGACGTCACGATGTGAAAACAGGCCGGACTTTCCCACGGGAACTCCTCGCTGCTGTCGTAGATGCCACGGTCACGGCAGAAAAGCCGGAACATGTCATACAGCGCTTCCTCATCCGGCAGACCGGCGGCAAGGTAATCCCCCTGCCTGCACCACTCGATAAACTGTCCGGGCGATGGCAGGAACGGTGAGCCGTTGGCGCGAGCCTGTTTCATGCCAGCGGACAACTGCTGCTTGTTGGTGATGCCGTTCTCGGCGAAGGCGGCGATCCACTGACGTTTTGCTGCGGCCTCATCAGCGGGGTTTCGCCATGCGGTGCTGACCGATGCGGGAAATACCTGCTTCAGGTTGGCGAACAGCGCGTCAACCAGACGCTCAACGCCCTCATGCACTCCACGTTCAACCGGCTGCGGGCCGTCGCCTGCCATGCGGGACAGTGCGCCAGCGTCGCGGCTCTGAATTGCTGCTACAAGGTTTCTCATATGAAATCGTTCTCCCATGCTGTGCGGCTGTTCCAGTGCTCAGCGGGCTGCTGAGGCGCTGGCGTTCTGTTGCGGCCCGGCTGGCTCATCTGCGCCTTCAGCGTCTGCCACTTGGCCCGAAGCTTTGCGGGGCTGAGGATATTGGTCTGCCAGAAGTGATCGGCGTTGGCCCACCGGAAGGTTTCGCAGATATCGTGATGCGTTACCTCCAGTGAACCTCTCATCAGCCGGATGTCATTTGCCCAGGCGGGCCAGTTAGGTTGCTGAGCTGTCGGGGCGATGCCCTGCACCTTCCCGAAAATCCACTCTGCGGCTTTCAGATCATCAGCGGTTCCCCACTTGTCGCCTTTCGGGGAGTGGACGGCAGCTTCAGGACGAACAGCAGGAAGTGTCTTTGGGGGCATGTCGGAGGATTCGCCAGAATTCTCAGACGTAGTGTTTTTATTACTGTTCTTGTTCTTGTATTGGGTGGCTACCGTTTCCGGTAAGAGTTTTTCCGTTTTCGGTAACCTTTTTACCGTTTTCGGTAATTTTCTTACCGTTTCCGGTTTGTCTAAAATCCATGCAGAAAGCTCAGTATTTACGCCGACTAATTTCATCCCACCCTGCTTCTGGCTGAAGATAATTTTTCGTTCGGCGAGAGCTTTAAGGGAGTTGGAAACGTGCGTGTCGTCCAGGCCCGTAAGCTCGGCGATCACCGTATTCGTCACCCTGTCCTGTTTTTTATTCCATCCGTAGGTAAGCCATATCACCGCTTCAAAACACTGCCACTCACGCCCGGATAATCTCAGGCGTGGCTTAAGCTTCTGAATCTCGTTGGCGACCTTGGTGTACCCGTTGGACAGGTCGGCCATGTGACCTCCTGTTTGCTCGGTTTTCTTGGGGAATGTGATGACTTGGGCGAGACTCATGCGTCCTCCCCAATGCCATAGTGGGCTTTCGCTTCATTGATGATTGTGATGGCTTCCAGTGCCTGAAGATCTGTTTCAAAGTCGAGACTGACCGCGAAAGTTTCCTCCGCCAATTCCGCTTCGCAATTCTTTGCGATCAGCTCAATCAGTTTCCGCATTTTTGCGGCGCTAAACTGCGGCATAGCTGCACTGCGCGTCAGCTTCGTTTTACCAGCGGCTTTGGCCTTCTCCATCTGAACCTGCGCCACGGCTTCAGCTTTCGAGCCATGCTCACGTGAGAGCGCAACAGCCGTTGTCGGTGCCACCTCGCCAGCTCTGACCATTGCGATCAGTCCGTCACCGCATTCCAGCAGCTGAAGGTGCTGATCGACATCAGCTGCTGAGCGCTTCACCTTTTTGGCAATCTCAGCGGGCGTCCAGCCCTGATTCAGAAGGCGTTGGTAGGCTGCCGCACGCTCCAGAGGAGACAGCGCCTTACCCTGTGAGCTGGTGACCATGTAGGCGATGCGATCCGCCTCTGATCCGGCGAAGTCCTTGCACTCAAGGCGGGCGATTTCATGCCCCGCCTCAGACGCCATTTTCGCACCGTAATAGCGGTGGTGGCCGTCGATAATCTTGATGCCCTGCTCTGTCACCTGAACCGCCAGCGGCGGCACAAACTCACCGGCAATGAACGCATCGCGGAATTCAGCAACGTGCTCCTGGTCGATTTCACGGACGTTGTAGCCCGGCTCGACATACATCTCGGCAAGCGGCACCAGAAAGGTTTTCTTAACCGTTGTTTCCGTGCCGTTTTTCTCTTTTGCCTTGTAAAGCGATAATAAAGAACTCATAATTACTCCTGTACGTTAATCCAGTAAGATTCGTGCATCAGGCCTCGAAGAATTCGCCGTTCTTCGGGGCTTTTTCTTTGGTAAGTAACTGCTCAATACGCAGCAGGCTTTTCGCCACTTCTGAATCAGGCGACACCACTTCCAGATAGGCCATTGCCAGACTCATCATCTGGAAGAAGCTGTACTTCTGCATTCCTGACGGTCGCTTCATGCGACTCACTGCTGCCTCGTTAAGTCCAAGCACTTCCGCCAATTGTCCCTGTCCACGTTCAGCCAGTTTGTTCAGTAACTGACTTTCGATCTCTCTCGCTTTTTTGCGATAGCTTGCAATTTCCATGATTTAAAATTCCTGTCGTTGAATAAGTTGCGTGACATTGCAGTAAGCAAGTCACTTGGAGTTTTGGGGGCCGAAACAGCCTCCGGTCAGATTGATAAAGAGCAACGCTGCTTATGCAGCAGCGTTTTTACTGCTTGGGAAGGGGCGAAGTTCTTCTGCCTGCACGCGCCCATCAGGAAGTGTGGTTACAAAAATTTTCCGCCCTACCCGTACTGCTTTGCTGATTGCTGTCTGGTGAACACCGATTGCATCGGCGGCTTTTGCCTGTCCGTTCTCCTTGACGTAATCAGCCAGGGTTAACTTATCCATCGGTTTCCTCCGAGTGATTACCGATGAATCAATAATACTACAAGTATTAAATATATCAATACTTGCGGTATTTCAATTTTTAATAACTTGGGTATTAGAATTCAGGCATGGAAAAGAAAAAAGAACTGACTCAAGAGCAAGTTGCTGATGCTAATCGCCTGAAGGCTTTGTATGAGTCAAAGAAGAAGTCGCTGGGCATTACGCAGCAGCATATAGCCGACGCTTTGGACATTACCCAAGGAGGTGTTGGGCATTATCTAAATGGGCGAAACGCTTTGAACGTATCAGTGGCATCTGTGTTTGCGAAGATGCTTCAATGCTCCATCGCTGATTTCAGTCCGGTTCTTGCCAAAGAGGCAAGCAGTTACGCTACTTCAGCTGATGCTAACGTCTCACACCCCAAGGACTACAAGCCGACTGCGCGCTACCCGGTATTAAGTAAAGTTCAGGCCGGCGCATGGGCTGAGGCCTGTGAACCCTATACGATAAAGGATGTCGATATGTGGCTTGAATCTGACGCACATACACAGGGAGAGGCCTTCTGGTTGCAGGTGGAAGGTGACTCGATGACTGCGCCGATCGGACTCAGCATTCCTGCTGGTACGTTCGTTCTGTTTGATACAGGTCGGGAAGCAATAAACGGTAGCCTGGTTGTCGCAAAGTTGACGGACGACAATGAGGCCACATTCAAGAAGCTCATCATTGATGGCAGCCAGAAGTATCTGAAGGGTTTGAACCCTCAGTGGCCAATGATTCCGGTTAACGGGAATTGTAAGGTACTGGGTGTGGCAATCGAAACGAAGATGCGCTTAGTTTGAGGCTCAATGGCCGGAAGAGGCTTTTCTCTAATACCCCACAGGAGTAGTTATGGACGACGCAGATCTTGCTCAGGAACGTGAAGAAGCAACTATTACAGAAGCTTTGTCAGCACGCCAGCCAGGGCTAAAGAGCCCTAATGGCATGTGTATCTGGTGTAAGGATGAGCCAGTGGTGCCCGATACGGCTTTCTGTTCCGCCGATTGCGGCGAGGACTACCTCAAGCATAAGCGCGAGATGAAACAGCGCATCAATGGCGAATAATGGCAGGGAGAGACGCTTGGTTGATATAAGGTCTTAGAAGTGCGGCCTTTTTTAAACCATAAAATTTGCAAGCATTGCTTTAAAATAATGCTTGCATAGCAATCATCTTGCTGAGTATTATGCAAGCATATTCACAGCAAGAGTGCTTACATATGTCAGAACAAAAAAAAGAACCAAAGGGCAAGGCTAAAGGTGGGATAGCTCGTGCAGAATCCCTGTCTAAAGAGAAAAGAGCAGAAATAGCTAAAAAAGCAGCTGCAGCTAGGTGGAAAGACAAACCGCTTAAAGCAACCCATAAAGGTAACTTTCTAGATGAATTCGGTATAGATACTGAATGTTATGTTCTTAATGATGATGCTAAAACAGTTGTAGTGACAAAGAAAGGACTAGCTCAGCTGTTAGGTATAGGTGATGTCGGAAAAACGATTGATGAACTTCTGAAGACACAATATATGAGTGAATTCAGTGATCGTGAATTAAAGGCTAAAATAGAAAATCCGCTTATTTTTCAGTATAGTGGTCAGTCGAAAAACATCAATAATGCGCATGGTTTCGACATCACGGTAATTGTCGATATTGGAAAAGCACTTATAGACGCAAGAAATGCTGGGGCCTTGCCGCAATCTAGGATTCACTCAGCTAATTCAGCACAAAAATTAATCAATGCTTCAGCCAAGTCGGGTATAAAAGGTGTTGCTTACGCACTAGCAGGGTACAGCCCAGAAGCTCAAGAAGTCATTGATGCCTTTAAAGCCTTTGTTCGAGAAGAGGCCAGGCAATATGAAAAGGAATTTCCTGATGAGTTGTATGAAGAGTGGTATCGCCTTTACGGATTAAACCGACCTGAGAAAGGTAGGCCTATAAGGTTTGGTCAGCTTACCAATATGCAAATTTACGTACCCTTAGCTAAAAGTAAGGGGAAAATACTCGAACAGATTAGAGCGAGCCGAGATGAAAATGGCAAGCAATCTGATAAGCTTCACCTTTTCCTTTCGGAGATTGGCGTCAAAGCTCTTAGGCAACATATTGGTAAACTCCTAGGTGTTGCTGCAATGAGCGATACAAAAGAAGAATATGAAAAGGGAATTCAGAAAGTTTTTGGTAAAATGAAGCCTGAACTTTAGGTTTTTACATCAAACTCCTAACGTGCCGGATTTTCACGCGCGTCCCGATAGCCCGCCACTGAGCGGGCTTTTATGTACTTACCTTATGAGCCAAAAACTATCACTACTCTTCAAGCGAGAACGACTGAACCTTAAGCCTTGGGAGCCAACACCTCTTGAAGGCCTTCACCGAATAGCAGCTAAATGCAGGCGGGACGAACTCGCAGAGATACGCATCAGATTGCGGTATTTTCAGGCAGGAAGAGCGATGACGCCCGAATGGGATGGCGACACTCATGATGACATCTGGAAAGCCGGTAATGAACTCCGACAGATACTCAAGTTGATTACTAAAAGCTAAGAGCCCGCCTCCGAGCGGGCTTTTTTGTGCCAGCTGTTTATGCAACCCGCAGCAAAAGAAAGCTCAGCATTACCCATTTCAAATCACTCCGAAAACAGGCGTTTGGTACTTTTTAAATCAAGCAATGTGTATCGGTGCCAATACTCTAGTCTCCTGATGCTGCATGCCTGGGAATAATAAAAAAGACTACACACTGCAAGCCTTAGCCCGCATCCCTACGGACTGCGGGCTTTTTTGTGCCTGCAAAACGCCGAAAAAAATAAATTCCTTTCTAAATCAAATGACTAATATCTGAGGTATTAATTTTAATACTCAGGGTATTGCAATAAATTAATACCGCTAGTATTGTTTATCTCATCAGCAGGACGCTGGCGCAGTACGAAACGGATAGCTGTTCTTTAATAATTAGGAATGAGACTGATTCGGTCTCACCAAAGCGAAGTTGGCTTTGGGCAAGAGAGAGGTGGAGCTTACGTCGCGAGTTTACCGTCAGACCTGAGAAGCCTCTTAAATCCGGAAACGTCACGGGTTTCGGCTCTTGCACCAAAGCCAATTAACGGAGACACCATGAACAATAAGCAACGCAAGAAGCTGCAACGCGCTGTTGAGCATCACGCAGCACAACGCAGTGAACTGAGATTTGAACGCAAGATTACGGCAGCACTGTCAGGTTGCAGCTTAAACGTAGCCAGAGCAACCAGCGCTCCCTCTCTCCGGGATAAGCATGAGAGCACAAGCGTGTGTCTGCCTGAAGTAGCAAAATATTCAGCAGGTTTTCGCAAGCCAACAGAGCCAGTAACAGCGAAATGCTGATGAGTAGCTTGGTTAATAATTTTTAAGGAGGAGCCTTTAAGAAATAACGTTTTATTATTAATCTGGGGGAGTGTTTTATGTGATAGCCCATCAAAAAAAACCATACCAACCGATAAATTAAAAAATCAACTCTTTTAGATAAAGAATGACATTGCAGTTAATTTATTGCAGCTTCACGCCTCATTAAAACAATAACCTTAACTGTCCACGGAATACAAAAAAGCATAGCTAACAAAGGCAAAGCGTAATATTCATAGTCAATAAAATTATACATATCACTAAACTTATCGATAAAAAACAAGAGTAGCGTGACTATAAAACCAAGGAATATCTCTGAATGGAACAAAACCACTTTGTAATAGGGCTCATCCTCTCTATAGCTGTCATATAAGCAAACCAGCAAAATAAATATAAAGATATCCAAAAGAATAAAACCCAGAAAATTATTCAAGCCGGGGGTGTAAATTATATCTACAGACCAAGCTAAACAACAGCCGATAACCAATCCTAGAAAATACTTAATCATTTGAATCACCATCCTTAGAATTCATTTATTTAACTTTATCTAATTTGCTTGAAGGAGTCCACGATGAACTATGCCATCGCGGGCGGGGCCATCGTGGATTCCGCCCAGTTTGAAGAATCACTTCTAGACGTTATCACCCGCCGCCTCCGCACCGGCTGGCGTAACCTTCTCAACTTACTGGAGAGCCAGCCATGACCGTCACAGCAGCAGCAAAGCTCTACTCACAACAACAGAGCAACCAGCGCTCACAGGAACGTGAGCAGCAGCAAAAGGATATGCGCGCCAAGGCTGAGGGTTTCGACTTCATCAGCATGTTTCTGGAAAAGCTCAGTGAGGGCGGAAAACAATGAACCGTTTTATGCATTACGACCGCATCCAGCAGTTCCGCGATAGCGCTGAAGAGGCGCAGGTTCGCAAGGACGAGTGGATTCGTGACAAGGCAGATGAGCTGTCGAAGGATTTTCCGCAGTGCGCCATGGACTTTTACAGGCCTTCGAGTGGCCTCTCTCCATACCGTGTGGGCCTTGAATCTGATGAGGCGCAGGACGCTTACGCTGTTTTTGTTGATGCCGTCTGCCTGGCTAAAGCTAAGCGCCTTTGGGATGAGGCATATTTCATGGGCGAGGTGGCCTGATGGAACCCGGCGTTTACTTCGATATCAGTAATGAGGCGTATCACTCCGGCCCCGGCATCAGTAAGTCACAGCTGGATGATATTGCCATCAACCCGGCGATTTTTCAGTGGCGAAAGCTGGCGCCCGAGGACGACGAGAAGAAAGCCGCGCTGGACATGGGAAGTGCCCTGCACTGCGTTCTGCTGGAGCCGGAGGAGTTTGATAAGCGGTTCATCGTGGCACCTGACTTCAACCGGCGCACCACTCAGGGAAAGGCAGATGAAAAAGCCTTCATGGACGACTGCGCCGGTTGCGGCATGACGGTGATGGATGCCGAACAGGGCCGCAAGCTGAAGCTGATGCGCGCCAGTGCCCTCGCACATCCCGCCGCGCGCTGGCTGCTTGAGGCTGAGGGCCACTGCGAAGCCTCAATATTCTGGAATGACGACGAGACCGGCGAGTTGTGCCGCGTCCGGCCAGATAAATTCCTGAGCGCTCAGCCGGTGGTTGTGGACGTGAAAAAGGTAGCGGATATGTCCCGCTTTGCCCGCCACGTTGAGGAATTTCGCTATCACGTTCAGGACGCCTACTACCGCGAGGGGTTCAGCCGGCAGTTTGGTGAATACCCCCTTTTCGTCTTTATCGCCGTCAGCGAGTCAATCGACTGTGGCCGCTATCCGGTTCGCGTCTTCCAGCTTGGCGAGGATGATGTGCAGGTCGGTTATGACCTGTTCCGGCGCGACCTCAACACCTATCACGAATGTCTGGCTTCAGGTAACTGGGGCGGGATTGAAGAAATTACGCGCCCTGACTGGGCCAAAAGAAAGGACTACTCATGAGCAACGAAATTATGCACCCGCCGGTCAATGAGGCCGACACCAAAGCCGCCATCTTCAGCCCTACCGGCCTGCAGAAGCTTCAGGCGTTTGCCGAGGTTATGGCGCAGGGCAAAGCAACCGTGCCAGCCCATCTTGCCGGTAAGCCTGCTGACTGCCTGGCTATCGCATTGCAGGCCGCTCAGTGGGGAATGAACCCTTACGCCGTGGCGCAGAAAACGCATCTGGTAAATGGCGTGCTTGGCTATGAGGCGCAGCTGGTCAATGCGGTTATTACCAGCTCCACCGCCGTGCAGGGCCGGTTTAAATACGACTACGGCGGCGATTGGGGCAAATTCAAACCGGGCGTAGCCAATGCGGCCAATGAGAAAGGCCTGTTTGTTCGCGTCGGGGCCGTGCTGCGCGGTGAAACGGAAATCACTTGGGGTGAGCCGCTTTATATGGAGTTTGTCACCACCCGCAACTCCCCACTGTGGAAAACAGCTCCCAAGCAGCAGCTTGCGTATCTGGCCGTTAAATACTGGGCGCGCCTCTACTGCCCGGACGTAATTCTCGGCGTTTACTCACCGGACGAATTTGAGCAGAAAGAACGTGCTGAGCGTGACGTGACTCCGGCCCGCTCCCGGCATGACCTGAACAACCTGATTAACAGCAAGCCTGAGCAGAAGGCAGCAGAGCGCGAGCTAAACCCGGCGCAGGAAGAGAAGCCACAGCGAACTCCTGATGAGCTGCTGGCTGACTTCACCAGCGCGGCTACCGGTGCAAGCAGCGCCGCAGAGCTCGATCGCTTCTACAAGTTTGCTGCCCGGCAGCTGGCCAGCGACGCCGACCGCCTGGACATGGCCACTGACGTTTATCAGATTCGTAAATCCGAGCTGGACGAATCCGGCGCCTGATGCCGGGAGGTGACATGGCCGAGGATCATTACCAGCGGAGAGGCAATCAGTTAACCCTCGGGCGTCGCTGGACGCCTGAAGACAAAGCCTCACTGAAAGAACTCGCAGCAACCACCCCGCCAAAACTCATTGCCCGAGAGCTCGATCGCTCATGTGAATCCATTCGCCAGATGGCGACGAGGAACGGCATTCGCTTTCTGACAGAGCGCAGGCGGAACAGCTAACCATCATATGCGGTGTTAATCGCCGCAGATTATCAGACATAAACTACGGCGTTTAAGGAGAGGTAATGCTAACCGGCTTTGTTCTGCTTATCACCTCCACCATCCACGCTATGCCAGTTAGTGAGAGGATTTACCCTACTCTTGCAGCGTGTGAGGCGGTGAAGGTGCGGATACTGCAGCGGCGGCCATTTGCTGAGCTTGAGTGTGGCGAGGTAAGGAGGTAAAACTAAAGCATCACATGAAGGAGTTTGGTATGACTAAAGAACAAAAGATATTTGCAGCAATCAAAGAGGCGCGAAGCAAAGCACTTGATGGGGAAAAAACAGCGGAGCTTCATCTCCAACTTATAAAATATGCTGACGATTTAAAGCATCTAGATCGGAAGGCTATTTGCGAAGAGCTTGGAATTGAAAAATCTTACGCAGCAGAAATCGGTAAAATGCGTAACATTATTGATCGCCTGAAATCCGCTGGTTTGGACACAGCTAAAATCTGAGTTGCTTATGTCACATAATCTAGCAGCACGCAGCAGAGAAGAGCGCGACAAGGTGAAAGTGGATTTAGCCGCGTCAGGCGTCGTTTACAAGGAGCGCATGAACCAGCCGGTTATCCCCATAGAAGTGGAGATGCAGTAGCCGGAAGCGTTGAAGGAGTATTTCCGCGAGCGGTTGCAGCACTATCGGCAGGTAAGCCAGCAGTATCCGAAAGGTAATGACCCGGTTTATTTCAAAGAGGAGAATAAGTAATGTCAGTAGGAATGCCAGATAAATGCCCAAAATGTGGAGCAAGTCATCTAGAAAAAGAAAGGCACCCTAATGGAGCGCAAACCGGCGATTGGATTTGCTCCGAATGTGGAGACACAGGATGGATCGAAACCAAGCCAATTGATAACCCAAGCGATAAAAAATAACAATTTCAACCTGCTCCGGCAGGTTTTTTTACGCCCAAATTTAGGAGTAACCACCATGCATGCAGACGATATTGATAATGCTGCTGAGCTGGAGATGCTCAACATTGAAATAGCTCTGGCTAACAGGCCGCGACCAACGATGACATTTACTGGCATCTGCCAGAACGGCGATTGCGGTGAGAGGCTGGAGAAAGGATTCTTCTGCTGCCCTGAATGCAAGGATGACTATGAGCGTATTGAGCGCGCCAGGGTGATGCGGAGGGTGGCATGAGCACCTTCACTGCCTACATGGAAGAGCTAATCGACAACGGATATGGCGGCACAGACAAAAGGAGGAATGTCTGGTCAGATTTGCGGGCACAGCAGGCGGAGCAAGTCTGGAATGACTGCCTGCAGCGGAACGGAGTAACGGATAATGCAGCCTCAGATTGAAAATGCAGTCCGGGCGGTGGCGCGAAAATGCCGCGAAGCAATCATCAATGCGACCAAAGACAAGCCCCGAGCTGAGCACGACCCCATCATCACCGAAATCCTCAACTTCCATGCCAAACAAATCCAGTGCCTGCCGCCTGATACGTTCTCGCCTAAATTGTGGCTGACCTACTATGTGCGGCTGGTCGATAAGGAGTCTCGCAATGACGCAGGATGAAATCAGCAGGCTGCCAAAGGATCGGCTAATCGCCCTGGCTAAGCTCGCAGCTGAATCAGCCGGCGGCGACCACTATGGCCTGATGGTGTTGAAAGGATGCACTGAGCCCGGTGGCTTTAATCCACTCACTGACTCCGATCACGCAATGATAGTGGCCGCCCGGCTGGATATGACCATCAGCTTTGGCGATTCCGTGGTTCTGGTGACGGAACCGGACGGACTCGAATCACGCACCATCGAATACACCGCTACTGGCCGCATCGCTGCCATGCGTAAAGCTATCACCCTGCTCGCTGCCGACTCCGCGCAGTACATCTAACCAAACCCATTAACTTTAACTATCGCGCCCTGCGTGAGGAGTTGTTATGTCTGAGAAATACCGCCTCATCTATTGCGATCCGCCTTGGTCGTACAGCAACACCATTAGCAACGGCGCAGCGGCTGGCCATTACCAAACGATGCCGATCGCAGATATTAAGCGGCTGCCGGTTTGGGATATCGCTGCCGAAAATGCAGTGCTGGCGATGTGGTACACCGGCACTCATAACGCCGAAGCCGTGCAACTCGCAGAAGCCTGGGGATTTAAGGTTAGGACGATGAAGGGGTTCACCTGGGTGAAACTCAATCAGTTGGCCGAGCAACATATCAATAAGGCGCTCGCAGATGGTGAGGTGAGTGATTTCTACGATTTTCTGGCGCTGCTGAACACGCAGACGCGAATGAACGGTGGCAACTACACCAGAGCCAACACAGAGGACTTACTGATCGCAGTGCGCGGCAGCGGAATTGAAAGGGTTAACGCGTCAGTGAAGCAGGTCATATACAGCCCACTTGGAGAGCATAGCGCTAAGCCGTGGGAAGCCCGCCACCGGCTGGAATTGCTTTACGGTGACGTGCCGCGCATCGAGTTATTTAGCCGCGGCGACGCCGCTGGATGGCATCACTGGGGAAATGAAAATCCTCGCAACGATATCGAACTGCTGTCCGGAGTGGCGATCCTTCCTGAAAGGCGCACGGACAGCGCTGCATGAACACCATCCCCGGCATTACCCCGGCTGAGTTCTGGTTATGGCTCAGCCTCGTCCTTTTAATTATCACTGTATTTATCGGCGGCAGACCGCCGGAGGAGTAGCTATGGAAAACGTTGTAAGTCTCACTCCAAGCAAGTGGGTATCGGAATCAGTGCTGATGGCTATTACCGGAATGAAGAAAAACACGATTAAAACTGCACGCGAGTTGTCGTGGATGGAAGGCCGTGAATATAAACATGTATCTGCCGACGGTGCGCCGCGAGATAACAGCATGTGTTTTTATGACTGGAAAGCTATCGAAAAATGGATAGACCGACAGCCAACAGCGATCCCCCGCCGTAAATCTGCTTAAATATTGCGACGTTCAAACAGGAGAAAATGATGATCAAATACCCAACAGGCGTAGCTCCTAATAAGGGGAGCCTCCGAATATGGTTCATGTACCGAGGCGCAAGAATGTGGGAATCATTGGGGGTAGCTGACACCCCCAAAAACAGAAAAATGGCTGGCGAGTTGAGAAACAATATCGTTTATCAGATTAAAACGGGGGCTTTTGATTATAAGCAGCAGTTCCCGGAGTCGCCGACCTTTAAAAACCTCGATCATTCTCCAGGCAGAGCGATGTCTATGCGAGCAATCGCAACCACATGGCTCAACCTGAAAAAGCCAGAGTTAGCCTTTAGCACTTACAAGTCATATGAAAGGAGGATAAAGATAACAGTCGACATGCTTGGCGAAAATGTTGATGTCAGGAGTGTTAAACAGGAAGACTTGTTGAAGCTAAGAAATGAGTTGCTGACAGGATTTCATGCAAGTGGGAGAAATTATACTGTTGCAAAACAAGGAAGATCGGTGGCTTCCGTTAATGGCAGTATGCGGGATTTGCTTGCGTTATTCAGTTTTGCGCATGGTAACGGATATATTGCATCGAATCCCATGGCTAACATTAAACCGCTCAGGAAGTCATTAAAGAAGCCGGACCCAATAACAAAAGAGGAATTCCCTCGATTGATTGCCGCCTGCTCGAATCGGCAGATAGCAAATTTCTGGCAGATAGCTATTTTAACCGGCCTTCGTCATGGCGAGATGTGCGCACTGGCATGGGAGGATATCGACTTGATGGCAAAGACCATTACGGTTACCCGAAATCTGACGAGTGAGGGACTGTTTACCCCACCCAAAACAACTGCCAGCAATAACAGGATCGTCTGCCTTGTAGATGGTGCAATTAGCGCTATCCGCGATCAGATGGAATTGACCCGCCTTTGCCCTCCTTCATCCATTGATTTTCACACCCGTGAATATAAGGAAGTAATGCCTGAGAAAAAAACGTTCGTTTTTAATCCGTCAATTCATACGGTAAATGGCCGATCTGGCGCCCATTATGCTGTCGACTCGATCGGACAGTCATGGAATACCGCTTTGAAGCGTGCAGGCATGCGTCATCGTAAAGCCTATCAATCAAGGCATACATACGCTTGCTGGTCACTCGCCGCTGGCGCAAACCCCAACTATGTAGCAGCACAGATGGGGCATGCCAATGCGCAAATGGTTTTTCAGGTCTATGGTTCCTGGATGCAGGAAAACAACACTGAGCAACTCGCTCTACTCAACCAGAAGCTGAACGATTATGTGCTTCATATGTGCTACAGCAAACAGGCAGTATAG